AACAAGGGGCTAAACCCCATGCGTCAGAATATGAGAGCCGCAGGTGACGCAGTAGCAGCCGATACTGGGCTTCGTGACAAGATCACAAAAATGTATCCTGATAGATACCCTAAAGCAGGTGACACACCTAAAGCAGGTGACACACCTAAAGCAGGTGACACACCACAACCTAAGCCGGGAGAAGGCGGTCCTAAAGTTGACTCAACTAATGTAACACCAGTTACAAAAGGTGGAGGAAGAAAACCTTTCTTTAGCGGCGCAGCGGCGCGGGCGAGAAGAAAGGATCTTCAAAGATCTAGAAAAGCCAGGGACCTTAGAGCAACCTTTAACAAAACTAGAAATACAACTAAAAGCGTTTTAAATGCATTAGGTTCCATGTATCGAGGGGGGAAGCGCATCGGAAGAGGTGTTGTTAGACCTGTTGGAGATTTAACAAAATTTGCCTACGGGGCGAACACCGCTCTAAATAAGCTAAGAGCCAAAGAAATGAAGCAAATCGCCGCTCTGCGTACTAACAGAGCCGCAGGTTCCATAGCAGCCTCTCAAGCAAAACTAGCTAGAAGAATGGCTAGAGCTCCTATAGCACCAGCACAGTCGTCTGGAGGGATGTCCATCCCTAATGTAGTTGGTAATAGTAGGGCTGGGGGTGCAGGTGGCGCTGGTGGCGCTGGTGGCGCTGACATACAAGCCTTCTTAAAAGCAAGAAGAAAAGCCGCTAGAGCAGCAACCAGAAGAACACAAGCACAGCGAGTAGCTGACGTAGCGGGCTCTACCTTTGATTCTAGCCTAAATCTAAATACGGGCACCGAGTATAAAAAAATCGGCGTTATGTTAGCGGAGGCAAAGGGTGTAATGCCAAAGAAGTTTTCAGTGAAGAGTGGTGACAAGTCTGCTGCTGGCGGCCTCACTGCAAAAGGTGTCAAGAGATACCGTGCAGCTAACCCAGGTTCCAAGCTCAAGACCGCTGTAACTACTAAGCCAAGTAAACTAAAGAAAGGCTCCAAGTCTGCTAATAGAAGAAAGTCCTTCTGCGCTCGTATGGGTGGCATGAAGAAGCGTCTCACTAGCTCCAAGACAGCCAACGATCCAAACTCACGGATCAACAAAGCACTTCGTAAGTGGAATTGCTGAAAATAGGGAAAACCCTATATACTAAATAAAACCCCCGAATAGTATATAATTTTGTGGGGATTGAGGTAGGTTATGACAGATCAAACAGAAGGTGATTGGGTACGTTATAAAGAGTTAGTTCTCTCCGAGATTGATCGTCTCCACGAAGATATTGAATCAACTGAGAAGAAGCTTCTAGCAGGTATTGAGAAGCTTGCTGATAATCAAACCAACCTCAGCCATGATATTGTCAAACTAAAAACCCAGGCCACCATGTGGGGCCTGGGTGCGGGTGGAGTTATCAGTGGTATCGTTGCGTTGTTCAACGATTTGTTTATACTCAGATCCTGACAGGGATCGGATCTCCTAGCTCGTCACAGACCTTAGACAGATCATGATAAATTGCTTTAATATTATTGTAGGAGTCCTGGTAATTCCCTTCATTTACGAAACCTGCAAATTGCTTGGCGTGGCTATTTTCCGCAAAGGTTAGTTTCTTTTCCAGGCGCTCTCTTTCTTTTTGTAGTTCTGCTTTATTCATGATTTAGGGATGGGCGAGCATTGCCCAGTGCATCCTCCTGATGCGTTACAGTTGATACATTCAGTCATTCTTCTCATCGTAGCGTTTCATCGCCAGGAGCCCGTAACCAACAATGTCCTGCCACGGATTCTCACTGAAAGCTTTTGGGTCGTTAGCGATTCGGAATAGTTTATCTAGTATGCGAGCGATTGTCAATAGATCATCATATTGATTTAATTTGATGCCCCCAGGAAACATCTGCCTGAGGCACTCGCCACTACGACCGAAGGAGTCTCCGTAGGCGTTCTGCTTTGCTTGTACTAGCTGTCCTACGTCCCAGCCAATACTATCGTAACTATCGTTGCTGATGGTCTTTTTCATGTTCGAGGAATGCTTTGATTTCTAGGTATGCCATGTAGGAGCCTTTGGCAAAGTCTGAAGTAGATTCGCCTCGGTCATTCATGGGAGTCTTATTATAGAGGTCGATCCAGTAATCTGCCCGATCTTTTATGTGTTGTAGTAGATTTTCCATAATTGAAGGTTGGTACACCCGATAGGATTCGAACCTATGACCTATGGATTAGAAGTCCATTGCTCTATCCAACTGAGCTACGGGTGCGGTTTACATATTACATGCTTTAAAACAAAGTAGAACTAGAATGATAATATAAAATGCTGCGAAGCAGCCTCCGTTGTGTTCGTCTTGTACTTGCATGATGAAAGGTGGCTCCCGAAGTAGGGCTCGAACCTACGACCTAACGGTTAACAGCCGTTTGCTCTACCAACTGAGCTATTCGGGAATTGTATGGTGGAAGAGGAAGGGCTCGAACCTTCGGGTGGCCGTCGCCTGTTCATGTACCATACTAAAGAGGAATCGAACCTCAATCCCATACCAATCTCTTCCGTTGTAAGGTGGTGGAGGTGGCGCGAATCGAACGCGCGTCCAGGAAGAACGTAGAACTTTAACCTTTGGGCTATAATCGTCCCGCTTTCGCTGTCCAACCTGTCGATACCGTTTCACCCCCGTTGTAAGATGGTGCGAGTGGCGGGAATCGAACCCGCAATCCCTAAGGCGTCAGATTTTAAGTCTGATGTGTATACCAATTCCACCACACTCGCTGGTCCTCCTGGTGAGAATCGAACTCACTACCAATGCTTTATAAGAACACTGCTCTGACCAATGAGCTACAGGAGGTAGTCAAGGACTCAGGTGGTGTGTTCTGACAGCGGCAGTTACCTGCTCGCTCCACCTGAGCCATATATTATACCTTCTCAGTCGTCAGATTCAAGCATCAGCTTCGAAATTCTTCACATCGTAGATCTTGACGCCGTCCTTGGTGATCTTGGGGGAATAGTATTCTCCCTCCTTACGAGGCACCTTCTTGTTCAGGATCGCATCCGCAATCTTATCAGAGATGTTATTCTTGATAAAGCGAGCGATGTTCCTGGCACCATACTCACGCGAGTATCCGTGCTTCACAACGTAGTCTACGAGAGGCTCAGTAATTTGAATCGGAATCTTGCCTAGCTGAAGCTTGGCAATCTTGCGAACGTCTTTCTTGGTGAGTGAGTTGAATACAACAACCTCATCAATACGGTTCATAAACTCAGGGCTGAAGTGGCCCTTGACAGAGTCTTTTACAGCGTCGATCTTCTCTTCTTCAGTAGGATCATTCTGCGTGAAGCCAACACGGCGCTGCTTGGACTCGACGATACCCTTGTTCGATGTGAAGATGAAAAGGGACTCGCTGAAGTCCAGCACGTTGCCCATGTTGTCCGTGCAGGTGCCGTCGTCCAGAAGGCTCAGGAGGAAGTCGTAGAGCTTGTGGTGGGCCTTCTCGATCTCATCGAACAGGAACACCCAGCGGTTGCTCTTCTCGGCCTTCTCAGCCATCAGGCTCTTCTCAGTGTGCCCGACGTAGCCTGGAGGAGAGCCGATGAGCTTCGCGTACTCATGGCCTCCAGCGTACTCAGCACAATTGATCTTGTAGAAGTTGCCGCTGTACTTCTCGCCCAGGATCTTGGCAAGCTCAGTCTTACCCACACCAGTAGGACCGACAAACAGGAACGAGGTGCCCTGTGAGAGTCCCGTAGCAGTGAGCTTGAGAGCTTTGATGACACTGTCAATAGCTTCATCCTGGCCTAGAATGTTCTTGCGGAATGCTTTCTCTGCGGCTTTGATATCCTCCAGAGACGAGAGGTTAATATCTTGCTCGTCTTTATCTTCCCCTAGCTTCTTGCGTAGCTTATCGAAAATAGAAGAATCATTGAGCCCAGACATGAACGTGTTAGAGTTCAGGTCAGTGCAAATGAAAGACATGGAGAAGTTAGGGTAGAGGGAGACAATGTGATCGTAAACGATGTCATAGATCTCCTCTTCCTCGTACATGTCTGAGGTCTGAATGTGGTGCATGATGACATCCACATCCAGAACAAACTTCTGTACAAGATACTTCTTGTAGTCCTCAAGGTTAACTGGTTTATCAGAGTCCTTTACTCTCTTCTTGATGGTCCAGTAAAGAGCCTTCTCTTCGTCAAGGGTCATCCCCTTGATTAGAAGAACAGTGTTAAGGTCACGGCAAACAGCCCTGTAGATATTTTCGTTAGTCTCACTCATTTAATAGATTGTCTAGATCGCTAAAGGTTGAATTAGTTGCTCCTTTGTTTGCTTTGGTCTTCGCTGGCTCATTGCTCTCTTCCATCTTGACGACGAGATTGAGAACCTTGATAACATTATTCTTGGAAGCCTGGGCGACTTTAAGACAATCCACCATGAGGGATTTGGCAGTGGAATCTTGAGGATTTTCATCTACCATCTGCCGAAAGAATCGGTGCGCTTGTAGCGCAAGATCACGATCAACCTTTGCTTCGGAGATCAGATCCTTCGCAATCTTCTGAATCCGAGTGGGGCTCAGATGTGCGGTTTTAGGTACATAAGGTGAAGGCATATCAGCTTTCCTCCATAGTATCTAGTTTCTCAAAGTGCTTTTCTAGATACCAATTAACCAAATTCTCCCATTCACCCAGTGTAAGATCCATTCCGAACGGTTTCCAACCTAGTGGTTCGTCTTGTAAAATATTCAAGAAAGCACCTCGATATGTGTAATACTTCCAGATTTAACTTCATTGCCCTCAGGAAGCACAAACTGTAATTTAGAGTCTACAATGGTAGCAAAAGCACTAAGGTGACTAGGGTGCTCTAACTCAATTTCTGCTCTAATAGACAGTCTGGTGGTGTCCTTTGGGACTTCCGTGTGTAAAGTTTCTACTTCTACTTTTTTGATGGGGGCTTTCTTTTCTCCCCATACCCATGACCAAGGCATAATTATCTCCTCTTTGAAAACTTCTCGAAGCTATCGTCGTCATCCCATTCCTCTGCGATGTCCCAATAATCTTCGTCAGTATTATTATAGGAGAATGTTTTTAGTTTTGCTTTGCTTTTTCTACGGTTGTTTCTACGGATGCTCGCTTGTTCGTGAACATCGTCGTCCAAATCTTTTCTGTAAGTGTCAGCCATATCAAAAAATGCCGAAGGGGTCTTCCTCTTCGTCTTCGTATTCGTCGTAGGCAAAAGTTACATTAGAGAGTGCCTTGGAAACCTTGCCCTCCATAGGGAAGGCCATAGCTACCTCCTGCTTCTTCTCGTCCCAGTACATCGTCGCACAGTCAGGATCATCTTCCATCATGTCGTATATCACGTTGTACAGACAACAGTTCTTATAATAATCTAGAAACTTGGGGTCGCCTGTGATGTAGGCGTCCTCTCCACCTTTCTGATTGATCCAAAACATCATCTGGGCCTCAGTGATGTAAAGACCATTGCTGTCTACTAGCAGGGGTACTCTGAACTCATCCATGACAAAAAGTGAGGAGGAGGGCGACGGGGGAAAACCCTCCTCCTCTGGAAGTGAGGGACAATCCCTCAGTTATATGTAGTGGGGCTGACTAGCAGCCCCGTAAAGTTTTTATCAGTTGTTGGCGTAGTTCGCTGCGAGGTCCCACAGTTGGCTGTTAAGCTCAACATCCCTAGAGATGCTGGTGATCTTACGAGCCTTGCGGCGCGTCTTGGGATCGACCCAGCCAGCACGGGTCAGGTTCTCCTGGGCCACGTTGTAGATAGACCAGAGGTCGTCGCCAGCGTCCTCCACGCGGCGAGCCTGACTCACCTGACGGATCGTATCCTCAGTGGGGTCTTCCCACCGCAGAGCAGCAGCATCAGCAAAGAACTGACGACGCTCAGAGAGATCAAGCTCCTGACGGTTCCAGTTGTCACGGGTCTGGTAGATCTCGTGGGTGGAGGCGACGAGCTTCTGAGAAGCAGCGATGACCTCGTCAGGCGAGTAGCCGATGTGCTTGACCTTGACCTTACCGTAGTTTTCATCACCAATGATGAGGCCGTTGGAGCACACCATGCGGAAGATGCCAGCGTGCAGGTTGTAAGTCTGGAGGCCGTTGTGGCTGTTGACGATGAGAAGCTCGACAAAGCTGTCACCCACCTTGGTACGCTCCTCCACCTTCTGACGGCGCATACGGACGATGTGCTTGGCGTGCATGTCGCTCCACTTGCGGGAGCGGACCTGCTTGGCATCCCAAGCTTCCCAGCCATCCTCCTGGAGCGTCTCGATGACGCTGGTGGTGGGGATGAAGGTGTATCGGTCGGAAGTCCGCTCCTCGTTGGCGCTGGTGGCAAACACGGCGGGAGCTTGACGGCGGAGCATGTCTTCGTTGATAATCATGGTTCTGTTTTTTGGTTGAATGTTGCGCCCGAAGTAGGCGTCGATCGAGCCAGTGATGAGTCGGCTCAGGTCTCGTTCATGTGCCATATTATACCTCTTCTGTGAACACTTTCAAGGTCAAACACCGATTACTTTGCGAAGTTCGGCAAACTCTTCACCTAAGAAGCCTTCGTAAAAGGACTTACGTTGGAACTTCTGTTCACCGAAAGTGAACCAAGCCCCGCTCTGCTTCACCAGACCGTCTGCAACGAGGAATTCTAGGAGACCGTCGTAGGGGTCCAGGCCCTTGTCATACATCAGCTTGAACGTGGTCTCACGGAAGGGGATGGACACCTTGTTCTTGGTGTTCCTGAGCCTCCCCTGGATTCCAATGATCTGCTTGTTCTCGTCCTTGATGAGGTCAGAGGTCTTGTTCGAGATCGTCTTCATGTTGACGCCCAGGTAGTATTCGAGGCTCTTGCCTCCTGCTGCCTGAGTCTCAGGGTTTCCGTACATGACGCCCACCTTGTTACGAATCTGGTTGATGACGACCAGACCCACCTTGTGCTTGCGTAGCAGGGGATTGATCTTACGGAGGCAAGCTCCCGTGCTCTTGGCTCGAACGGCTCCCTGCATATTGTTGCCGTCGTAATTCTCTGCCTCGAATTCTGCTTTAGATGGAGACACAGCGATACTATCATATGCAATCACGATAGGTGTGTCTGTGTCTGTCTCCCTGATGGCCTTGATAGTGTCCTCGATAACCTGGAAGCAATCTTCTAGCGTGTCAGGGGCAGCGTAAATCAACTTCTTAGGGTCGAGGCCCAGGCTCTCAGCGAACTCTGGGTTGTAGGCGTTCTCAGAGTCTACCAGCATGGCGTAGTAGCCCTTGTGCTGTGCATCCTTGAGGATGTGGGTGGCGAACACAGTCTTGGCTGTGGATGCCTCTCCCATAAACTGCGTGATCATACCGATGGGGATACCTTTGGTGTAGTCTCCACTGATGACACGGTTGAGGGCGTAGCTCCCAGTGGAGACGAAGCCCATGTCTGTAATCTGCTCGGAAAGTAGGCCCGCGTTCTTGAGCCTATCTAATACTGATTTATCCATGTTCTATTATAGA